AAGAAAAACTATATACATTAATACCTTTTTGAGGTATTGAATTATGATATTTATGACTATTTACTAAATTATAAAATTTATTTTCTTTTTGTGATTCTCTATAACGTCCATTTAAAAATATTTCTACATTTATATCTAAATTTTTATCATCACCATATTTATTATATATTCGTTCTTTGTTTTTTAATGAGCCATTAACATTACGTTTATTTTCATATATCCAAATAAATTCTTTAATAGAATTTTGAAAATATATTCTTTTTGTATATTTTCTTTCTTGATCAACATCATCAAAACCTATACTAAAACTTTTTGTTATTTGTACTGTTTCTATTAATTGTTCTTGTTTTTTTTTTGCTATTTGTTTTCGTTCAACCGAATCTAATGTTATATATTGTGTTAATAATTTACCTTGTAATTTTGGAATAAATTTAAATTCTGTAAAATCATCATAATAACATAATTCTTCAAATTCACGTATCTTTACATTTATTTGAACATTACAATGATTTAACGCTATTAATGGTAAAGATAATTCATAAAATTTAGAAAACCAAAATTGTAATTGTGTATATAATGTATATGAATTTTTCTTATTTTGATTAAAATTTATTAAATCTTCTTTATTTCCTATCATATTATTTATACCACGTGTTTTTTTAGGATTACGTGTTAATTGTGATAATAAATATAACCATTCACCTGTTTGTGTATCTATTATTTGATCATCAATTGATAAATTAATATAATCTATCATATAAAAACCAATATTCTTAATCCATGCAAAATGGGGAGTTTCATTATTTAATGCTCTAATTATTAAATTCATCAATAAACTTTTTTGTGATAAAAAATATTCACTAAAATTATTATTTAAATTATATTCATTTATAATAAATTTTGTTTTGATCGTATTATAAAATAATGTAAAATAAGTTTCAAAATTATTATTATAATAATTTTTTGTAATTGTATCTAATGTTTCATATTTTGATAATATATATAATAAACTTGTATCAATATTATTTATTTGTAATTTTAAATAAACTATATTCCATTTTATACTAAAAAACTGTTCATTTATTCTAATATAAAATGATCGTGCTTGTTCTCCTAATAATGCATCTCCCAATGATTCCGCATCTTCATAATTTATAACATTATCGAGTGGATTCGTTTTACTTATTTCAAAAAATAAATTAATTTCTTTATAAAATAATAATAACTCATCTAATGAAATTCCATTTTTTATTAAATCATTATATTCTTGAAGTTGATTATTAATATCTAATTTATATATTTGATTAGTTTGAATTAATGCTTCTTTAATTCCATATGAAATTAATATGTTATTAAAATCTAATCTATAATTATTTTTAATAAAATAATCAATAGTTTCTTTTTGATCATTTGTTAAATTATTATTAAAAACAAATACTGTATCATTTGTTATATTTTCTAATTTATTTTCTATTATTCGTTTATCTTCAATTAATCGATCATTAATTTGTTCATATATATATATATTAGATATTCGATTAACATTTAATAATTGTTGTATATCGGAATCATTTATAATTGTATCAATTATATATTTATAAATATTACTTTCTAATTTGAAATTATTATATTCACGTTCAATACTATTATTATTTAACCATAAATTTTCACTTGTTAATGATTTAATTATGGTTAATAAGTCTTCTTCTTTAATTTTTTGTTCTGAACTAAAACTATTAAAAGTTATATATAAATCATATAAATTTTTTTCATTTAATATATCAAATGGATTTTGATTATCGTATAATTTATTAAATATATTTATTATTGAATTTTGATCTGTTAAAAGTGTATCGATCGCACATTTTGATAATCCTTTTAATTGTGTCGAGGATCTTATATTACTTGATGTTGTAATGGGTTGTATAACAAGTTGTGGAATATTATTAATAATTTTAGGAACTAATAAATATGAAAATACTTCATTAAAAAAAGTTAATGATAAATTTGATCTTGATGATAAAAAATTTTCATATTGAGCAATTATTAAATCATAAGAATTATAAAAAAAATTTCTTTTTTCTAATGAAAAATCTAATAAATCAATTAATAAATCTCTTTCTGCTTTTATACTATCTGATAATGTTTGATTTATATCAATAAAAAATGACCATGGATAATTACTTGAATAATAATAATAAGTATTCAAAAATGTTGTTAATGATAAATTTATATTTGTTATATATTGTGTTGGTTCATTATTAAAATTAGCTACACGATAATTACTAATTTGATTATTATTATCAATATAATTATATTCACGTAAAGCAAAATAATCATATTGATTATTTTTTAATATACTTGATAATTGAGTTGTTTGAATTTCATCTATAAAATCTTCTAAATTTGTTCCATTAGTTACATTTGTTGAAATATTATTTAATATTTGATTACAATAATTATTATAATTTTCTCTTTGATTCAAATATATTAATCGTGCGATCGATGATTGTAAATCACCGAATAAAGGAGAACTAAAATTAAAAATATTTTGATCTTTATTTTGATTTTGATTTTGATTTTGATTTTGATTATATAATGTAAATCCATTTTGAACATATTCATCATATGATATTAAATCATCTGTAAAAAACATATCAATAATATTTTTCATATTGCTAATTTCATCTTCACTAAATAAACCTGTATTATTTATTGTAGTATTTAATAATTTATAATAAGATGCTTGTAATAATTCATAAGCATTATAAGATCTATTTGAATCTGAAACTAAATCATTTAATAATTGATTATTAATAAAATCTCCTTTTGGATTTAAAATAAATAGAAATTGAAATTGTTCTTTAATTTCTTGTCTTGAATTAATTACACTATCAATAATATTATTTGTAGGTAAAACACGATCTAATAAAGAAGTATTAAAATTATTAAATCCATATAATTTTGTTTTTAATATATCAATTTCATTTTCGATTGTTGAATTATTTTTATTTAATATTTCTTCAATATAAAATAATAATGCTTTTCCAATATCATCTATTGTAATATTTATAATACCATTTAATATTACCGTATTATCTAATTTATTAAATTTTTCAACAATATTATCAATATTTTGATTTGATTGGATATAATTAAATAGTATTGTATTAATATCATAACCAATCCATAAATTTGGATCATTAAAATATGGTTTAAAAATATTAGAATTTAAAAAGTTTTCATTTTTAATACCTAATTCTTGTGATGCTATTTTTGTATAATCTAATTTAAAATTAAATGAATGAATATTATCGCATTGAATTGTTCCATCATTATAATTTTGATATGGTGTTTCTGAATAATTTAAAAATTTTATATGTTCAGTATCTTCAATTGAAGAAGGTAAAAGAGGATCAAAATAAGAAAATGTACTGGGTGTAAAATTATTTGAATATGTTATTTGATATTTATCTTCTTTAACAAAATTTATAAATATATCAGCCGAAAGTCTAAATGATTCATATATAGAACAATTAATAAGATTAATAATAAAATTTTTAATTTCAATAAGTTCCGCTTTTGTTGAAATTGTTTGAGGATTATTATTAATATATAATTGATAAAATTTATATGAATCTAATTTTTTATAATTTTCTAATGTATCAAATTTATAAAAATTATTAAAAAAAATTTGATAAAATGTCGATACATCAACTGTTTCTTCTATATCTGTTTGTATAGAATCAAATAAAGTCATAACTTGTATTGCTTCATCAAAAGTAGTTGATAAAGTTGATAATAAAGGAAATGTAGAAAAATTACTTTCTGCACCTGCTCTTAAAATAGCACTTCGTTGATAATCACTAAAAATACTAAATCTAATTTCTTCTTCATTAGTTAATATTTCGTCATTATTATTAAATGAATATGTATTTTGATGTGCGATAATAAAATTAAATAAAAATTTATATTCACTATTTTCTAATAAAACATTAGAAACATTTATAAAATAATCTGTTATTGAATTTTTATCACGATCAATATTAGCCAAACTATTGATTTTATTATTTACTTCTTCATAATCTGAATTTATATTTTCAATCGTATCATTTATTAATTGATTTATTTGTAAAAATTGTATATTAGTTAATAATGAATCTTGATTTTCATTTTGATTTTGTTTCCATCTAATATTATATTTATTTAATAATTTAATTACATTATTTATTGTTAATTTTTTATAATTAATATTTATTTCTGGTAATTGAGTTACTAAATTTAATTTATGAATCATATCACCATGTGTTTCTATTTTACATTGTGATAATTTGCCAAAATTTAAATTTCCACCTTTAAATTTTAATTCTTGGTCTTCTATTGTAAAATTTGTATGTCTTCTATATACTGTTTTGAAAAATGTTATATCTGGAGTTCCAATAAGATATAAATCAACTCTATTTCTTGCAACTAATTGTAAAAAACCTCCTTTCATTATTAAAATATTATAAAATTATTCTATAAATATATTATATAATTTTAATTAATTATTTAAAAACATTTATTAATTGATCAATTAATAAATGTTTTATTTAAATTTTTAAACAACTGCTGTATAAGCTGTTTGAGCAAAACCTGATAATATACGTAATATATTATAATTTTTTGCATATATTCTTACATGTAAATCTTCATTAGAAGCTTCTTCTGGAAATAAATTATCATTAAAATTAACAATTAAATGTGCGGACGATAATCTTGAAAAATTAGCTGTTCCACTTGGTTGATATTCTTCTGGATGTAAAGCAAATGAATACACATTAATTCCATCTGATGGAGTATTTCTATAAAAACTGTGTGGTTGAACATAATTAAAATATTTTGAATCTTGTTTTCTGACTCTATCGTATCCGTGAAATAATATAGTTGAATCTTTAATTAAAAAATTAGATCCTTCAATAATTTCATTTTGATCATTAATAGAATAATTATTAAATTGAGTTTTTTGATAACCTGTATCATTTGATAAAAATTTAGTTTTTTGTGCAACCCATATTAATTCTTTACAAGGATGTTCAAAATCTAATAAAAATTGCATTTCTTGATTATTTATATTTTTATATTCTTCTAATTGTAATTCTTCTATCAAATATTCATGACTTGATTGTGCAAACCGTTTTCTTTCATTTGTATCTAAATATACAAAATCTGCTAATAATGATATATTCAAATCAATATTTAAAACATCATTAACTTCATTTAAATTTATTGTATCAAATGAATTTGGTATTTGAATAAATTTTTCATTTTCAATATATGATACTTCGTGTAATTCTCTTATTTTTACTTTTAAAGCTACATTATGGTATTCTAATGCTACTAATGGTAAAGCTACACCATTAGTTTTACAAAACCAAAATTGTAAAGGTATATATAAATTATATTTGGGTTTTTGTTCCCGATCAAATGATGTTAATTCACTAACATTACCGATCATTTTATTATAATTTGTTTCATTATATTTATTACCTGATAATTCCCACCATATATTTAACCAATCACCATAATGTCTTTCTATTGTATTACCTCCAATTTCTATTTCGATACGTTCAATTAAAGTTGTTCCAAGTTTATCAATCCATGCGAATTTTATATTTGGATCACTTTCATCTTGATGTTTTTCTTTTGCTAATTTTAGTTTTTCAAAATATAATTTATGAATTCTTTGAGATTCTTTTACAGCTTTTTCTAATATAACATCCGTTAAATCTTTATCAGTTGATGATGATATAGAATTTATAAATAGTTGAGCTTCCATATCAACTTTATTAAAATCAGTAGTTGATAATAAACTTCGTGTATCATTAATAATAGCAATATTTTCAGCAGTTTGATGATTTGTTTGAATGGTTTGTATAATTCTTTCAGAATTAGTAATATTTTCAGCATTTATAAAAATTAAAGAATCCGTATATGATTTTAAATTTATTCTCATATAATTTTCTATTAAATTTAATTCACTTTGAGCTTGTTCTTGTTCATTTAAAAAATCATTAGTAGCATCATTGCGTTTTAAATCAATAAGTGGTAATTCAATTTTAAGATATAATTTATATAATAAATCTCCAATTTTTGGAATAATTAATGTTGATGTTTTACCAAAACCATTATCATCATCAAAATTTAATTCGATATTATCAATTGAAAAATTTGTGTGTCTTCTATATATTGCTTTAAAAAATGTTATTTCAGGATTACCTGTTAAAAATATATCTTGACTTCCATAAGATATGATTTGTAATAAACCACCTCCCATAATTAATTTAATAACATATAATTATTTTAAATAATTAAACAAATTAATTAAATTAAAAACAAATATATATATATAATATAAATGAACAACATAACAAAAGTTAATTATAATAATAAAGAATATGCTGTTTTAAATGTACGTTATAAAAAAACTAATTTACCTGTTGTATTAGATATTGAAGATTATGATAATATACAAAATTTAAATAAAAGATGGAAATATCATAATTCAGGTTTAATATGCTGTTCACATACTTATGAAAATAAATCAAAAGATATTTTTATTCATAATATTTTAATGATATTAAAATCACACGATCTTAAAGAACCAGCTCAAGAAACATCTATTATACATTTAAATAGAATTGGTTTAGATAATCGTCGTGATAATTTATTTTATGATACAAATAATAAAACTATTAATAAAAATATTAAAAAGAAAAAAAGAACAATTAATTTATTAGATAAAAATATTGATTCAAGTAAATTACCCACTTATGTTTGGTATTTAAAAGAAAATGGAACACATGGAGAAAGGTTTTCTGTTAATATAGGTGATATAAAATGGAAAACAACAAGTTCTAAAAAAGTTTCATTACTTGAAAAATTAGAACTAGCTAAAGATTATTTAAAAAATTTAAAAAAAACAAATCCAGAATACTTTTTAACATTCTCAATGAATGGTGATCTTAATAAACAAGGTTATGAACTTAAAAAAAGTTTTATTGATATTATTAAAAAAGCTGGTTATATTAATGTTCAAGAAATTTGTACATTACAAAATATTACTGATAGCATTTTAAATTAAAAATTAATAAACAGGTGTTCCATAACCTTCCGGGAATTCATTAATAATTTTTGTTTTTATGTTTTCATTTTCTAATTTATTATTAAATTCATCATATTTTATATTTTTATTAAAAATATAAAACAGTATAATAAAATTAATTATAGTCAATCCATTTAATAATAATTTAATTTCATTATTTATAAAATTTGTTCTTGATAAAAATAAAATTAATATTGTTCTTAAAAATCCTATAATAAACATATTTGTTTTATCATAACTAATACATAATTTATTGTATATATTAAGACTTGGAACAAATAAATCTTGAATATTAAAATTGTAAGTTTCACAGCTCATAATTAATAACATTATAAAAAAAAATTGATTAAATTATTATTAATTAATAATAATTTAAACAAAATAACAAACAAATAATAATCAAATAAACATGTATTATAAAGTTTTTATTTTAATTTACTGGTATTTATATTTAGCCTCTCAAACTTATAAAAATATTAAAAACTTTTCTTTTAAAACAAAAAAAGATATATATTTTAATAATCAATTCGCAGCATTAATTCATAGCACTATAACATCTTTATATTATATCTATTATTATTTTAGTTATGGTTTTATGAACAATGAAGGTTTTACAGAGAATGGAAATTTAGTATTATATTTCCACGTTATCTATTATTCTATTGATATTATTAACTGTATTAAATTAAATTATCAAATATATATTTATCATCATATTATATCACTAATTATATTATTTGGATTAAAAATAACCGATAATTATAAATTATTTATATTAGCATTTTTTATAGCAGAAACAACAGGATGTTTAATTAATTTACGTAAAACATGTTTAATGAAATTTAAAAGATTTCCATATTTTTTAAATTTATTTGTTATTATTTATTATTTCTTAATTAGAGGTATTTTAGCATGTTATTATTTAATCTTATTTGTTATAGATTTTTATCGAACATTTAATTATGATCTTAATTCTATTATTAATGTTTTAACTATTCTATTATGTACATTAATCATAATCGTTAGTATGAATTGGTTTAAAATTCTTGTTAAAAACTTTTTAAAATATAATTAATTATTCATTAATATAATCTATAATAACAGGTTTAATAATATTTTTTTTATGAGAACAAATAATATCATTTTCAATATTATAAATTAGTTTAATATCTTTTTCATTTAAACAGATTATATCGTAAGAGTCATTAGATTCTGATTTATTTAATTTATTATATTTAAATTTTTTTTTAAAAGAAAAAAGGTTTTTAATTTTTGATAATAATTTCATAATTTAACTAATATATATTATATTAGTTTATAAATAATTTAATTTTTATTATTTTTAAAAATAATAAAAAATAAAATAAAAACGCTTAATTGCTGTATGCGAGACCACCCATACCACTCATAATACGGAGCACATTGTATGATAGAGCGAAAATGTATAGTTGGGTATCAACTTGGAGATAAGGAAGATCAGCACTCCAGGTATCAGTAACACGAGATCGAGATTGATCTGCGAAAGTGAGGTTAAGCTGTGTGTTATCAATACGGGAAAGATTGGCTGTTCCACTTGGTTGATGTTGTTCGGGGTGCATAGCGAAAGAATACACGTTAATACCATCAGCAGGTGTGTTGGTGTGATGTTGGTCGGGTTGGACATAGTTGAAGTATGCACCTTCACGAGCATCAAAGCGATCGTGACCATTGAGTTGGATTAGTGCAGTTGCAACTGGGTTATATTGTCCATCGACAAGGAGACCATAGTTGGACCAGGAATAAACTGCAACATCAGTTGTTTTTGCACTTTCAGGGCGTGTATCACGAACGAGAGTGCCGAAATCAACAGGTAGTGAAACATCACGAGCATGAAGACCATGACTGACATTGAACACTTGGCATTGGAGAGAAGGAGTTCCTGATTCGTCTTCTGTGACAGTAACTTTGACAGTTGCTGCTTTGATTTTGTCGAATAGAGAAGTTCCTGCGGCTGCAGAGTTAGTTCCTGCACCAACAACAACATCATAATCTTTGACGTAACGGATATCAGGTGCTCCACTGTAAGTTTGGTCATCAACATCAACAACAAGTGTATCGATGATATCACCATCTTGAGAGACAACAACTGAATCAGTTCCTGCTGGTGCTGCGCCGAGCACGAAACGAGAACAAATTAGGTTCTTGGCTGCTTCATCGAGAGCACTGTCCCAGTTGGAAGTTCCATCAGCGTTGGTTTCGTGTGTGTAAGCGAGGAAAGAACGTCCTTGAACATAATGTCCAGCACGAGAAGCCCAGATTAGTTCTTTGGTAGGATGGTTAAATCCAAGTCGGAATTTGGCATTTTTCTGGTCAACAGATTCAGTTCCTGTAAATTGAAGTTGTTCAATTAGGTATTCGTGACCAACTTGTGCGAAACGACGACGCTCTTCTGAGTCAAGATACACGTAATCCACGAGGATTGATGCATTTTGCATACGAAGTTTAGAAGATTGGCTGGTTCCAACATGATCTTGGACAACAAGAACATTTGCTGGGGTAAACTCGAAGTGTAGGCGAACTTCGTGATATTGGAGTGCAATAAGAGGAAGTGCGAGACCGTTGTTTTGGTTAAACCAGAATAGGAGAGGAATAAATAGTGTGGTTTCAGGTTTGGCACGAGTGCTTAGTTCAGTTAGTTCAGGAACATCACCAATCATTTGGCTGTATCCACGTTCTTTATCACCAACTGGACGAGCAAGTTCATACCAGACATCCATCCATGTGCCGTAATGTTTATCAATACGAGAACCTCCAAGTTCAACTTCGACGTTGTCAATTAGATGATGACCCACACGACGGACGACCGCTGCACGGACACCTTCGTCTGGTTGCCATCCTGCGAGGACAACACGGAGATACACTTTAGTGACAAGATCACCGTTTCGTGTAATAGTCACCATTGATTTACGTCCAAAGTCGGGGTTTCCGTTAAGAGTATGTTCGACACATTCAAGAGAGAAGTTAGTATGACGACGATACACTACTTTGAAGAAAGTAATTTGAGGATTTCCTGTAAGATAAACATCTTGAGCACCATAAGCTACGAGTTGCATAAGACCGCCACCCATTTTATATTATATAATATCGTAAAAGAAAAAAATTTTAGAAATTTTATTATATTTTTTATTAATTTTTACTTTTAATTTTTAATTTTCTTATAATATTTTTTATATTACTATAATCGATTTTTTAGTGAGTTATTTAGTATATTACTTTTTTTTAGATTAAATAACAATATTATGCGTTTAATAATGTATCTTAATAAAGTATTTTTACTTAAAGTTTTTTAACGTTTATTTAATTAAAAATGTTAAAAACAAAACCTAAAAAAGAAAGAAATCACTCTTCTATTGAAACTGTTGATACTACACATAAAAAATTTATTTTAAAATTTAAAAAGAGAAAAGAAGATTTATCTAAAACTAAAGATAAATTAAAAAAATTCGAAAAAAAGTTAATTGATATTAATAATATGAAAAAAGATTTATATACACATGATATTATTTCAAAAAGAGCTCAATTAAAAGTAGATATAGAATTTTATAAAAAAGAAATATATGATATAGAAAATAATATATCTGAATTGAATTATTATAGTAATACTGAAGATCTATTAAGCGAATATTATAATATCGTTGAAGATGAAAAAATTATTAATCATGATAATAATCAAGAAGTTAAATTATATGATATTTCTGAAAGATGTATTAAAGAAAATGAATTACATGATTTAGATAAATTAAATTTAGAAAATAAAAAAAATAATAAAAAAAAAATTAAAAAACAATCAAAAACACGTTATAAAAAAACTATTCAATTACAAAATAAACGTAAAAATTTCTCTATTCAAGATTTCTTCTCATCAAATACTAAAACATCAACTAAAAATTCTAAAAAAGCTACTATTTTAGATAAATTTTTAACTATTGTTGATAATAATTATAATACCGTAAAATATAATTCTAAAAAAGATATTATTAAATGTAAAACTTGTAATAGTGAAAAAAAACCTATTGCGAGTGATGGCTTTTGTGTATGTTTAAATTGTGGAGAATGCGAACCTATTATTATTGAAAGTGATAAACCAAATTATAAAGACCCAATTCCTGAAAAATCAGGTTATCCTTATAAAAGACAAAACCATTTTCAAGAATTAATATCAAGATTTCAAGCAAAAGAATCAACAGAAATACCAAAAGAAGTTTTTGATAAAATTATCATTGAATTAAAAAAACAAAAAATTTATGATCGTTCAACTATTAATTTAGCTAAAATGAAAGAAATTTTAAAAAAATTATCATTGAATAATTATTATGAACATATTCCACATATTATTTCTAAATTAACAGGTATCCCTCCACCTACTATTTCAAGAGAAACAGAAAGCACATTAAAAATTATGTTCAAAGATATTCAAAAACCTTTTGAAAAACATTGTCCAAAAGATAGAGTTAATTTTTTATCTTATTCTTATGTTTTACATAAATTTTGCCAATTATTAGAATTAGATCATTTATTAGAACATTTTCCTTTACTTAAAAATAGAGATAAATTAAGACAACAAGATAATATTTGGAAAAATATTTGTGCGGATCTACGATGGGAATATATATCTTCAGTTTAATTTTTAATATTAATTATTTAATTATTATTAAAATTTATTTTTTATTAATTATATCTATATCAATATACAACTAATTTAATATCTGTATTTAATAAAAAATCATCAACTAATTTTTTATTTTTATTATAATTTAGTTTTTTTAATATTATTTTTTTTATATCTTGTTTTAATACTACATCTGTATGTATTTGAACTTCGATATATTTTGAATATTTTGAATATTTAATTTTTTTTTGACAAATACAATTAATTAATTCTAATAGTAATTCATCATTTATATTATATAATAAAGAATATGGATATTTATAATTTCCTAAATGTGATATATTATATTCTGAATTTCCATTTATAAAAGTAGCAAATTTTTGCATATAATTTTTTAATACTAATACATTTTCACCATATTTTTTTGTACAGTTTTGTGTTAACATCTCATTTAATATATTTAATCCTCCATATTTAATACGTTTATTATTTTTAGCATTTGTATAACAATTATTAAAAAGTGCATTCTCTTTTTTATTTCTATAATTTCTATAAGTTTCATCACGTGTATTTAATAATTCAAAACAACTTTTATATTTATCAGAATTAAATATATTCAAAGTTCTAAAATTTATTGTTATTTCAGTATTATTTTTAATCCACTTTTTTAATCCTAATATTATTTGTTCAATTTCACTATTTAATAATTCTGGTTTGATTTTATTTATTTTATTAAATAATAATATCTTACTCTCTTTTGAAAATATTTTACATTTCTTATTCGCATATGATAAAGCATCCTTTTGTGTATCTGATAGATTTGTAATATGATATTCCATATTAGTTATTTATTCTAAGTTTATTTATTTACTATTATTTTTTCTATCAATTTTTTTATTTTAAACAAATTATGAATTTATTCAAATAAATTATGAATTTATTCAAACAAATTATGAATTTATTCAAACAAATTATGAATTTGTTGGGCTCGATGTAATGTTAAATGATTATTTATTACTAATTGCTGTCCTTCATAACGAATTTGATCAATTAGTTTTTTATTATTTGGATTTAGTATAAATTTTATAATTTCTTTTGTATTATCATAATTAGAATCATCATAAACTAACATATTTTTATTATTTTTAAATCCATAATTTTTTAATTTATTTTCACATGATAAATTTATTAATAGTAATGATCCTGTCGCACATATTTCAAAAACTTTATTAATTATAATATGATTATCTTTAATAACACCTGATGAAGTAGCTGAACAAATATATTCATTTAAGAATTTATAATAATTATCATGAACAACTGTATTTTGTTTTTGTTTAATTTTTTTATTATTAAAATATCGTGGATGATTTAAAATAACAATATTTTGTGAATTTGTTTTTTTCTTAATACGACTAATTAAAAATCGTCCATAATATATTTTTTCTTTTATACTTCCTGTTAATGTAATCTTATTGATTGGATTTTTA